ATTGCATAGTCGGGATACTTCTCAACTTTAACAATGTCGCCGTCAACCACACGCATAAATTCAATAAATCCGACTCTAGAGAAATTGTCCACTGCCGTTGTATCAGTTGCTGTGAACCCCTTCTGTGATGCAAGAAGTTCAATCATGAACCGATCTGAACCAGGAGCGGCATAATTGTAGAATCCGAATGCAGGATCGTTCAGTGATGTATCGTCAGTAGAGGTGACAAATGACTTATCAACATCAAACCCAATTCTTGTGGTTGGGTTGTTATAGTTGCGAATTTTATTTCCAGGGGATCCTGTGAGGGTATATGCACCAATTGATTGGGCATCATTGAGAACAAAATATCCCTCGACAAATCGAACGCCACGATCAACCGATGCAACAAGTGCATCACCAATAACATATCCATTTGGCCCTGTTACGGAAGCAGTTATTCCTGTACCGTTTGCGGCGGTCGCAGAAAGAATATTATTGATTGCAAATGTTGCACCGCCTTCAGTATATTCAAAGAAAAGAACACTTGTATTTGATTCACTACTATTTGGATATACTCCTTCGGCATGAACAACACGGGCACTAGCCTTACCCGATGATCCAATGACCGTTCCAATGAAATCCGAATATCCCACCGAAGATCCAAGATTTACTTTCACATATTTTACACGATTTTCACTGATCTGCCCGTCAAGAACAATGCTGCCTTCTTCAAATATATGAGAACCAAGACGCTCGACTTGATTCTGTAGAAGTGTCTGTATCTGTGTCAGTTCTCGTGCCTGAACACCATATCCAGGACGGAACATGAGACGAAGAAACTTCTTGTCCTCGCTAAAATCGTCATAGTAAGGATCAACATTAAACAAACTTGGGTCGTATGATGGCATTTATTTCTACCTTAATAGTCAATGACTATTTTGATTTCTTCCTTTTGTTCAAAACCGCGCTGAATCGGCTTCATATTCTGTATGTATAGGATATCTCCCGATCTATATTTAAGTTCACCTGTGTGAAGAACTGTTGTCACACTTGCAACCCCTTCACTATAGTTCGATGTCATTCCCGCAACAATATTTCCCTGCGTTCCTGAAACTCGGAGTGTTCCTGTTGTGCCCGAAGCACCCACACTCCAATCCATAACATAACCATTTGCTGAGTTTGTTGTTCCTGTTCCACCAAATACCTGATAGTTATCCTCAAAGAATGAAGCAGAATCAAATTGATTCGAACCATCCCATGCCATAAGAAGCGAGGTGGTTTGATCATATGCATCAACTCCATCCTGAACAAGGCTGTCTATTGCTACAATTTCACCAATTCCACTCAATCCTCTTTCTGAGAATCCCGAATACATTTGATCTGTTTGGTTGATTCGCTCGCCGTACTTGAACTCGCCTTGAACATTTTCCAAATAAAGATATCCCGACAGATTAGAACCTAATTGAGGTTTCCAATCATATATGTCTGCGGTTGCTCTTGATGGGGGAGTCGAAGTTGCATAATTACCAATCCCGTGAGCAATATATCCCTCAACAAAATCGTTTCCCCCACCCGTAAATATAGTATCGGTTGGAGCAAGTTTAAGTTTAAGAAGTCTTCTAGATTCAGATCCTGCAAGGGTTCGTTCATCGACAGTCATAATATTCAATCCACTGACTGTGCCGTTATATTCAAATTGACCATTCTTAATATTGGTCAATACTAACTGATTGGTTCCTTCATGTCCCGAAATTCCCACAACCCATGAAACAACTTTGCCATATGCACCATCAAATCCTGCGGTTGCTTCTTGAGCAGCAGTAGATCCGACACTAAAGGTTCCCGTAAGACCTGGCTGATAGAACCGAAGGCGAACTTGTTTTTCTGCAAGAAGTGGATTGAGAAGAAGTGCAAATTGCCGATATTCATTTTCGGTGCTTACAGCCCCGCCTTCGTTTCTTGAATACTCTTTGGAGATCATAATGGAAGATGCACCAAGTTCCTTAACAGGATTTGATCCATGTCCACCAGGTGGAGACATGATAGGCGTTGCCAAGTCTTCAAGATTTACCTTGTTGGTAGGAACAAAAAGCCCTTCAACAAAATTAAGAGAGGCAAAAGTATAGTTTTTTCCACCATCAACCAACTCAATCGAATCAATCATTTTTGTTATTTCAAAAAATTCAGTGCATGATGTAACTCCACTCGTTGCTGTCGCTCCAAATCGAATTGAAACTTCAGCCGATGTGGAATATGGATTTCCACTATTGAGATATGAGGTGCCATCACCAACTACTTGAATATTCGGAACAATTGAAAATTCACTTGCATTTGCTCCACCCGAAATACTACTAGAGAAAGGATAATTGACATTCACAAATGCAGAATTTCCACCACCACTTGGAACAAAATTAGTAATGACTCTTCTCTGACCCAATCCCTGCCCACTATCAATAGACAGAACCATGTCATTATAATAATCTGCCTGTAAGAACAGGTAAGGCGATGAAAGAGTAATTCCTGTAGCACTCAATCCAACATCAGCAACAACCGTATTGTCTATATTTGGAAAAACACATTTCTTCGAAACAACAAATGGCTGAACATCAGGATTAATCTTGATATATGAGATCTCGCCATCGACAGCAGATTCTTGAGTAGTCCACTGTAGGATTCGCTCATCACTTGTTCTCAGATATTCAATATACTCAACGGGCATATATCCAATGCTATCGCCCTTGGTTTTTGTCAAGAACTTACGCTTTGATTCTGGAATCTGATACAAGAACTTCCAACGATAGTTATCTCCAAGTTTTCTGATACGAGTATCTGTATGGGTTGGGGCAACCATGGATGGAGCACCATTATTATTATCGATGCACTTATAGACTCTTTCCTCATCTACCAAGGCATAGAATGGTGCGGGATCAAAGTCATCAAAGAGATCCAAATCGTCTCGATATGAAGTATAGACTACTCCTGCCGACCAATCGTATCGTCTCACAACAAGCGATACATCGGCACTGTCAATTCTTTTATGTGCAAATGCAGATTTCCAAAAATCCGTATCATCCTTGACACTATCCACACTTCGAGGAGGATTTGTATCATCCGTCCATGATTGTATTTTTCCAATGGATAAGAAAAGATTGTTTTCATCAACATCTCCGTAGATCCCAAGAAGGGCATCTGCGGCTATGCGTTTGTGGTTTTGTCGAAATGGGTCACAGGATCCTGGCATTGCTTTGTATTTAGACTACTTCCGTGAGTGGATTGACTATGAATGTATATGCAAAAAGTACAATCGCCTGTGTTCCAGGTATGAGCCTGTCCTGATCGTCATACATTTCTAGTTTCAGTGTATGCCTCCCATCAGTAATTCTGCCAAGAGAAACTCTTCTCGTATTGATTCCTGTTGTAATCTTGAGGCGATTGTCTAAGAAAATCTTAATGGTTTTTGCATTAAATATAGACAAATTTGCTTCATTTAAAATACCAAACGACACAGTTAGAGTTTGGAAGAATGGCAAATTCTCGGTATTTGTTCCGACAGGAACTGTTGGATTGTTTGCAATTGAACCCGATATTGGACTAATAACATTAAAAGTTGGTGGTGCGGGGTTTACAATCGTTTCGCTTCGGCAGTCAAATTCCTGCCCCTGTGGCATATTAAAGAATGCCCGTGTGGTGATTTTACGGAATTCACTCTTTTCATCATATTCGAGAAGCGCATATTTAAAATCATATGGTTCGGTGTATAGAGGAGCCGTGGGGGTAATGGTAGATTGGAGATCTGCAATCCATATTGCAATGTCTTCTTCTCTATTTTCTTTTCGATATGACCATTCTTGCCACCCACCGTTAGCATTTGCAAAGTCCTCAAGTTGAGTATTCCATATTTTGGCAATATGATATCCACGAGAAACCGTCTTGTTTGCATGGGGATACACAATCCAAAATGGATCTGCATTTGGGAAATCATTTTCATATAAAATTCCAGAGGTTGCTACCTCGAATGGAATATTATTGCTAATCGGATTGCCCACAACTGCCAATCCATCTCCCTGTCCCCGAATATAAATGTCATGATTATCGGGAGAATATCCTGCTGCTGTTCCCCCCCCTGTGAGGAACCACATCGAAAGATCGTCAAAGGTCTGAAAGGTATATGGAACATAGTGACCGATGAGTGGTACACGAAACGACATTAATGTCGATGCATTCTGCAAGTCTGCTTCAACACATCGCTTAATTAATACAGATCCAAACATGGCAATTCCAACAGGATGGACAAGCCTTCGAATTATTTCTCGATAATTTTCAATCACAACTTCACTTTTCAACACATATGACCAATTTTGATAAAAGTGATTATCCTGAAGTACTTTATTTGTACTGAGGCGACCATCATTATTTGTGTAATATCCCGCAGACTGACACAATGCTCCTATGGAGACAGATCCTGAAAATCCTGATCCTCGAACTGATTGAACTTGCATTGTTGGAGGAACAATATAGTTAATTCCAAAGTCATCAATATTGATTTTTCGAATTCCACCAACACTATCAATTTCTACAACCGTTCCTGTTCCTTGCTGTCCACTTGGGTCATTTGCAACAAACAAAATTCGATCACCTATTTCATAATCGCTTCCACCATTCGTAATCTCAAGTGAAGAAACCACACTATAAACCTTTACCTCATGAAACTCTTCACCACCATCAGTGAAATCAACACCAAGACTTCCTGTTGTAAATGTCCCATTTCTCCCCGAAAGCAATAGTTCTGCAACAGGAAAGTTTCCTATTTGATATACAGAGACATCAACAACTCTTGCTGTTGCAGTTATCTTTCCTGCATTGTTCTTTTGAACGATGTTGTTTCCTGCAACGCGGTATATCTGATCGCCCAATACATTTGAAATTCTCAGATAATTGTTCTGTGTCCATCGACCCGACGATAGTCGCAAAATATCTTGTTTTGGATAGTAAAATTCAACCGCTGCATCATAAAGAATTCGGAAAAGGAACTCATAAGACTTTTCCGTTCCTTTTGCCAAGTAGAATTGCTTTATGTTTTTGAGAAGTCTTCTTGGATCAACGGGATCATTTGTTGTCTTGTTAATCGCTAGATTCTCAGGAAAATTCAACAAATACTCTTGCTTGAAATGATCGATGAATTGGTCAAGTGTGCTATCAATATCAGGAATGTCATGCATATCCATCGGGGAAAGAATTTTACCCGAATTTCGCTTTAATCCAAGCCACTCGTAATATGCCGATAGAAACGAAACAAGTGTAGGATGATCGACCCTGACAAACTCGGGAAGTCTATCGGGTACAAAATTTGAAAGTTGGCGTTCTAAGTCAATACTCATTCGAATTATCTTGTGAAGGAGGCATCACTTGCGTTTCGGTCAATATTTGTTTTTTCTGGGATTGCAGTTGCCACAATAGACAACTCATCAATTTGAATAATTTGATTTCTTCTTGCAAAGATATCGCTCTTTTCGGGAACTACCGTGACATAAAGAGAGGTTTCTCCCGTACCTAAAGTCTCGGGCTTAAAGTTTCTCAGAGATAGCAACCCTGTTGTATAGTCGATACTTCCGATATTCTTATTAACTATGATCTTGGTGGTACCCGATTCTTTATAGATTCGAATGTTGCCATATCCATCATCATCTAAAAAACAATCCACAATAGGTTTAAGAACCGCAGATGAAGTTGCATCGCGATAACCAAAAACAGCACTAGATAGAATCGGAGTATATCCATCAATCGGATGAAATAGTGGGTTATCAAACTTAATACTATATGGTGCAACTCTTCCTAAACTTGGCTCAAATCTTTTAGATAATGTAATTTCAACTGAGTTAGACAACACTGCACCCGATGATCCATCAATTGCAGATGAGAACTTAGACAGTCTGAAATTGCGCTGAAATAGTTCTAAGTAAGATGTGCTAAATGCCTTAATAAGATCAACGAGTCGAGCCTCAATTCCCGATTTATTCAGAGTGGTTTTTGCTTCGTCATAGTAAAGAGTAACATTCGGATTGATGTATAAGATATCGGGATCTACTACCTCAGGCATAATTGTAACTAGATTTCGCTCGCCCAAGATGGTTCGTTCGATTGCCTGTTTTTCGGCACTTGACAATCGAGTACCTACTTTTGGCTTGATGCTAACATATACCTTTCCATATTGTGGGGGATCGTTTTCTTCGCCTCCCCAAATAAAGAACGAATCTGCTCTATTTGCATATTCTCGACCAAGAAGTGCTTTATAGTCATCTGCGGTGACAGCCCTGTCCTGTGCCTGATAGTTTCTTGGGGCATAATATTTGATAGATGCAATGTTTTCACTGTCCTCGCCTCCGAATGAAAACAGCACCTTTCCATCCGCATCAGTATTGATTCTTACTTGATTTACGCGGGGATCGTTGCAGGTAATGGCTCTTCTTGCATTTGTTTCCTCATAGCCAATTCCATTTCCAAGAGAACCATTTGTGACAAGATAACGAAGATTGATAACATTGCCATTTTCAATTGCTTTGCCAAGGATCCCATCACCAAAATAAATTTCCCAAAATCCATCTCTGCCTTCTTGAATGAAAAACACATTTGAAGTTGAGTCAAGTTTATTAATGTCGGTTGCTTTTTTCCATAACTGAGATGATCCCGTAGTATCGCTTTGTGATCGCTGAACAAATACTCGAATCGTGTCAATATCTATATTGAGATCGGGAATAGTAAATTTTGCCTCTGTCCCGCCTTGTGTGTTTGCCACATATGCAACCTGTTTTGTATATCCCTGATAGAGGGTAACATCCTGTACAATATTCTCACCCGATCTACGAACTGCTTTATAGGTATCCAAGGTGACAAAATTGACTGCTTTGCCATCAACATCTTTACCACGAAAGACGGTTCCTGTATCAAGAAATTCTTTGCCCTGAATGACTCTCTGTGTGAAGATATCAACTGTATTGCCGCTTGGTGTCATTACAACATCGACTATGAGTTGTGCTGCCTTTTTTGATCTTGGCGTATAGTTTAAGTGCTTTGCAAGAGAAACAACCGATGGTCGCATAATTGCAGAATCAATGAATGACTCATTTGCTGCCATGTTTGCATAAAACGCTTGATAGTGTGTGTTGTATGCAAGAAGATCGAGAAGGATTGATAGTGCTGAACCTTCAAAGTTGTAGTCCTTGAACTGCTCTTGACCGCTCAAGTACTCTTTTAAGTTTGCCTTGATCTCATCAAACTCAAGCGATTCGATTGGTGTATTTGATATGTTACTCATCTTAGCCTCTGTAGAGCGATTGTGGTTGAGAATACTCTTTGAACATTACGAATAGTGAAGTGAATTGTGATACGAATCTCATTCCTATCTAGCACATCTACAATACTTACAATTGCATTACTGACTCTTTTCTCATAATTTCTAATGACCTCTGAAATTCGCTTTTTGAGTTCAATCACCATTACGGGTTCGATCAATTCGAATAGCATATCTTGCACCCCTGAACTAATCTCGGGATGAAATGGCTTCTCTCCCCTACGATAGAGAATTAAATTTCGCAAAGATCGTTTAATTGCCTCTTCGTCTCGGCGTAATGCAACATCTCCCGACAA